TGCACATACCTTAAAGGGTTTACTATGAATGAAAGACATAGACCAAATGGAAGCGATGCTAGATTATCCGAAATATTGGATGTTCTGTACGAAACAAATATAGCTAAAACATTAGCTGCTAAAGATATAATATCGTTTAGATACATTATTGATACATTTAGCGGACAAATTTTGCCTGCTTCTAAATATCAATTTAGTAGACTTGCAATGCTAAGACAACAAGCTTTAGCTATAATAAATGCGCCTTCGATGGCACAATTTAGAGAAAGTACCGATCCTAGATTTACTAATGCACCTACTGCTCCGAATCCATATCCAAGTTTAAATACTTCGTATATAGTAGACGGTGGTAATTTATCTCTTAATCCTAGTTATACCTTCGGGTTACCTCCAGAGGCTGATGGATCTAAGTTTTGTGCATTCTATTCTCCTTTCATAACGATGAGAGATTCAAATAGAAATATAAATGTTCCGCCTGCGGCTCTTGTATCTAATAATTTCATTAGAAAATTTGCTAACGGTGAACCTTATGCGATTGTGGCTGGACAAAAAAGAGGAATATTAAGTGGTGGTAACATCGTTGGTGTTGAATATGATTTTACTGATGAGGATAGAGCAAATCTTGAGCCATTCGGTATCAATCCAATTGTTAAAAGAAGAGGTATTGGTGTTGTTATAATGGGTAACCAAACTGCTTACCAACAAGTTAATTCTGCTTTCAACTTGGTACACGTGAGAGATCTACTTATTAGTATAGAAAATGACGTACAAGAAATATTAGCAAATTACTTATTTGATTTCAACGAGGATTCAATAAGATTAGAAATTAAAACTCTTGTTGATAATTACCTTGATGGTGTTAGAGCTGGTGGTGGTATTTATGCATACCAAACCATAATGGATTCTTCGAATAATACCCCTGCGATAATAGATATGAACATGGGTATAATAGATATAATAATAGAACCAGCTAGAGGTATACAAAGATTCATTAATAGAATTACTGTTACTAGAACAGGTGGGATCGCTTCTGGAGGATTTATACAATTTGCGTAATCTTCAGTTCAATAAATAAATATAATTAACTATGGCCGGCTTATCACATTATCAGAATTCGCTATCATCTATAAATAAATTTGAACCAGTTTACCTAAACCAGTTTGAAGTTACTATTATACCACCATCTGCTGTTGCCGGTGGGCCAATACTATTGCAGCACGTTACTAAAGTTGGTGGTCTTGCACTTGATAAAAATCCAGGCACTGTGAGTCAGAAGTTCAAGTTTGCTAAAAGAAATTATGCTGGAGCTAAACCTGAGCAAACCTATATGGACCTTAGTCTTAGTTTTACCGTCAACCTTAATGATCAGAATTCTATGTATGTCTTCAAGACATTGAGACAATGGTCGGATTTGATATATAATCCTCTTACTGGAGCGATGGGTATAAAGAATGATTATGTTGGTACGATAGTGGTTTCTATTTTTAATAAACATGGTGATGTTTTCAGAAGAATAACATGTAGAGATTGTTTCCCTCTTAAGGCTATAAGCCCGATGAATTTAAACTATACATCTACTGAAATCTATAAAATAGATGCTTTACCTTGGGCGGTTGATTACTGGGAAGATTTATTCATATAAAATAATTATTATAAATGGCTGGATTACCACATTTTACAAACTCTACAGCAGGTATAAAAAACTTTGAACCTGTTTATCTTAATCAGTTTGAGGTTATTATAAATCCTCCTTCTGCAATAGTTGCTGCAAATACAACTTTCAATGGCGAAAGTATATTAGCCCAGCAAGTTAAATCTATAACCGGACTTAATGTGGATATTGCTCCTAATGCAGCGGTGGATCAGCATTATAAATTTGCAACTAGAAGATATGCTGGTGGCGAACCTTCAACCAGTGACATGACATTAACGATGGAATTTGAGGTGAATCTAAATGATTCGAATTCCATGACTGTTTATAAGATACTCAGACAATGGTCGGATTTAATATATAACCCACTTACTGGAGCGATGGGTATAAAGAATGATTATGTTGGTTCTATTTCCATATCAGTATTCAATAAACATGGTGATGTATTTAGAAGAATTAGAATACCTTCGTGCTTCATTTCGGAAGCAATAAATTCTATGGAACTGGATTATGAGAATCCCTCAATATACACGATTACTACATCTTGGGTTTGTGATTACTGGGAAGATTTATTCATATAACAAGTTTATACAGACAAAAAAGAGATCAAAAATTGGTCTCTTTTTTTGTTGTTAGTTATATAGATAAAAAACAACCATTATGGATAATATGTCACCTGAAGAAATACTCAGAAGAAGAGAGGATGCTAGCGAATTTGTATATGATGACCCGGTTGATCAATATTCGGATCATTTAATTTCAAATTACCTAACACCTAACCAGGATTCTTTAGAAACCGAAAATGAGAAGGAAGAACCTGTCGTTGTGAATCAGCCTTCTGTGGAATACGAACCTGAAATAAAGCCGGATCCGTCTATAATAAAACCTATCTATCAGGATCAGAAATTTGAACCACAAAAGCCACAAGATCGCCCAGCGAATCGTGAACCCATAAACCCAAATAGGGAGCAACCCCACATTGAGCACAACCATATGGATTCTAGGAAATTAAGTGAATCCAATTCTTTTGGTAAAGCGCAGAGCATATCCCAATCTCCTGCTTTTGATACCGGATGGAAGAACGTTCCAGTTTCCATATTGCCATCACGTGGATTATTTTATCCCGATGGAACAAAAATGGCAATCAGATCGGCCGAAGTAAGGGAGATACGACACTTTTCTATGATCGACGAGGATGATAGATTGGATATAGAGGAAAAGTTAAGCTACGTGCTCGAAAGATGCCTTAGAATTGATTTTCCCGGTGAAGGTGTGGTGTCATATAGGGATTTAAAGCAGGAGGATAGATTTTTTCTGATTCTTGCCATAAGAGACTTAACGTTTACTAGAGGAGAGAATTCAATTTTACTTAAGCCTAAGAAAAAATGTAAGGAAACTAAGGAGTGCGCAATAGGTGAAGGTATAGAATTAAGAACTGGGGTTTTAAGTTCTTATGAGCTGGACGATAGAATAATTAATTATTACAATCCAGAAACTAAAAGTTTTACATTTGACATCAAAAGAATAAACAAAAGAATAGAGATGTTTGTTCCCAGTATAGGTGTAAATCAGAAAATAAGTGAATTTATAACTGATTGTGCTAGCAAAAAAAGACCGATCGATGACGGATTTCTTAAAATTGCTCCCTTCATATTTGGTGAATGGAGAGATTTAACGAATGAGTCAATATATCTGAGGATGAGAGAATCCGATTATTGGACCAAGGAGGAATATAGTTTATATTTCGAATTATCTGAAAAAATAAAGATTGGAACTATCCTTGAGATTAAGGTGAATTGTCCAGCCTGTGGTGAGGAGGCCATTGCAGACATCGCCTTTCCCTCCGGGCTCAGATCTCTTTTCGTTATTTCAGATATCTTTGGAGAACTACTTTGAAATAAAGTTTAGATTGCATAACGAGCATTCTGTCGATATGCTATGGCTAGAGAGTATACCATTCTACGAATACCAAATATTCCTTGATAAACTCAATTCCGCAATAGAACTTGAAAATGCTGAAATTCAAGCTGGGGATGGGGTTAAACAGCTATTTAGCTTCACGAAATAAATATATAGTATACTATGGCAACTGATCAAAAACTACTTTCTCAGATAATGGATCTTAGCAGGAATGTTGAGAAACTTTCAGGCGAGATGAAAAAGAATACAACTGTAACCTCCGAGCTTACTGAAAAAAAAGAAGCTGAAAATAAGGAGGGAGCAAAGGATCAGGCGAAAATATTGGATAGCCTGAAGGGACTCGATTTCAAGGGACTGAAGGATGAGCTATCTTCAGTTGCTAAAGGATTTACCGGGTTTGATATAAAGGGGCTAACTGATGGTATCAAGGGTCTGGATTTCAAAGGTCTCTCGAAGGACCTAAAGGGATTGGATTTTGATGGGCTTTCAAAGAATTTAAAGGGCCTTGATTTCAAAGGTCTTGGTGACGGATTAAAGAATCTTGATATAAAGGGTCTTAGCACTGATTTAAAGAAACTTGACTTTAAGGACTTAACTCAAAGTATAAAGGGAATAGATCTTAAGGGACTATCCGACATGAAGGGTGGATTAGGTGATCTTAAAAATTTCGACGTTTCAAGTTTAACAAAAGGAGGCGGAATAAAGGATATTGTTTCCGGATCCATTGGTAAGATGGGCAAAGGACTACTTGGTGCATTCGAAAGTGGTGGTGTGGTTAAAAATCCTGGTGCTTATTTAGTAGGAGAAAAAGGACCGGAGATTGCTAATCTTCCTAAGAATACTACTGTAATACCAAACGATAAAACTGAGGCGATATTATCAGGTAACCCCTCATCAATCAAATCCAAAGTTAAAGAAAAAAAGGGTGCTAATTATCCTTCCAAGGAGGAAATTGATGCAAAGAGAAGCGAGCTTCTAAAGGAGGATCCTGAATTTTATTCGGATCCAGCTGAGCTTAATGATGAGCTTGAGTACTTTATTGATAATTATAAAGGTGTTAAGGAATCCGATACATTCACTATGGAGAATGTACAGAAGCTAGGTAAGCCAACCCCCAAGAATGAAGTCTCGCCAGTTTCCCCGATTGTTACATCACCCACACCAGCATCAAAAACTCCTGGAGTGGAAAAATCCGAATCCGAGGTCGTGAATAAAAAGCAAGGTTTATTCTCCAGAATATTTGGGAAGCAGGAGAAGAAGGAAAAAGAAGCAAGCGAAGCTCCTAAAGAAAAGGGTCCAATTGATGTGGGTAGTATTGTAAATAAGGGAGCAAGCTTACTTAGTTCCGTACCACCTCAATTAATGGGTAACG